GTCAACAACAACAAACGATTGTCAAATTACAGTTGCAACAGTTGGTGGATCAGGTGACATTTTAACTATTACAGTAACTGGTACAGCATTAGACCAAAAAACTTATTACGGAATAAGTCAAGCACTAAATCAAGCTCAAATGAAAATTGGTGCAGGTGCTACTTGGAATGTAATATTAAGTGGTGGCACTTTCACAACAACACTTGCTAATCCAGGAACAGATTATAATGCAACACAAGAAATTAAAATTTTAGGAACACAAGTAGGTGGTGGATCTCCGACTAATGATTTAACAATAACAATTAATAGTGTTAATGCAACAGGTGGAATTACTACTTTTAGTGATAGTGGTACAGCACCTGGCGGAACTGCTAGTTATACTGATATTGGTGGAACAAACTTACCTAACAACGGTACTGATGCTACATTTGATATTATACGAAGTACAGGAACATATAGTTCTACTGTTATAAACAACGACGGTGTTAATTATGTTATAGGTAATAAAATTAAACTTTTAGGATCACAACTAGGTGGTACTGATGTAACTAATGACCTTATTCTTACTATTACTGGTGCAACAACAGATGGTAGTATTTCTAGTGTGACAGGAATAGGAACAGCTCTTACAGGAACAGTTCTTCAAACATATTCATCAGTTACTATATCAGAAAACACAACTGCTATTGTTCCGGCAAACAGTACAGTTGCATTCGCGGCATTGGCTACTGCTGAAGTTACATTTCAGACTGCACACGGACTAGTTCCAGGTGATTCATTTATTATAACAATAGCTAGTGATAGTGGATCAAATAATCATACACTTTGTGAAGGACCTTTCTTTGCACAATCAGTTCCAACAAATGTAACACTTATATATCAATGCAGAGCACCAGGAACAATTAGTGATGTTGACGATATTGTTGGACAGATTTATCCAAGACCAGATTCGTTCTTTGTACACAGACCATATGATGGTGGTGTTATGTTAGGAACAGGTGGACCACAACATGGTGCACAGGCAATTAGACAAAGTAAAAAATATATTAGATACCAGTCAGGTAAAGGTATTATGTATACAACGGGTGCCTTATTTGCACCAAGTTATGACTTACTTAATGTAACAGCTGATGGACTTGAAATTGGATCATTTATTAGTGTTACTACAGATGATGTTGACCACGGACTACAAATTGGTGGACGTATTAGATTAATCGGTATTGAAACTCCGGGATACAATGGAGACTATACGGTTGCATCTATTACATCAGAACGTGTATTTAAAGTTGTTGCTGATTTTAAATTAGGTAATATAGCACCAACGTTAAGTGCAAGAGCTCAAGTTTCATTGCTTACATGGCATGGAGCAACTGTACGTTCAGGTGCATTTGATGATCAAAATGGTATCTTTATGGAATACGATGGTGAAAACTTTACTTGTGTACAACGTACTGCAACACTTCAATTAGCAGGTACTGTAAGTATGGCTGTTGATAGTAACTTATGTACTGGAGTAGGAACAAGATTTAGAGATCAAATTAAAGCAGGCGATAGAATTGTTGTTAAAGGAATGACTCATGTTATTTCTCAAATTACAGATGATACAAATATGTTTGTTACACCTGACTTTCGCGGTGTAACTCCAGCATCAGCTTGTAAAATATGTTTAGTTAGTGATAAGAAAACTAAATCAGATGAATTTAATAGAGATAAACTTGACGGTACAGGTAGTAGCGGATATATTATTGATGTGTCTAAGATGCAGATGATGGGAATCCAATACAGTTGGTACGGAGCAGGATTTATTGACTATATGTTACGTGGTGACGATGGTGAGTTTGTATTCTTCCATAGAATGAGAAACAGTAATATAAACACAGAAGCATTTATGCGTACTGGTAATATGCCGGTTAGATATGAAATTACTAACGAAGGACCAAATGGTAAACTTGCGGCAGATATTGATGACAACCAAACAACTATTCCATTAGTTGACGCAAAATACTTTCCAAGCAGTGGAGTAATATATCTTGACAGTGAAATGATTGCTTATACTGGTATTACTGGTGATACACTTACTGGCTGTACTAGAGAAGCTCCAATGTCAAATTATGCATCAGGAGCCAACAGAACATATACAGCAGGGGTGGCCGCGTCACACACAGCAAAAACTGGTGTACCACTAATTAGTAATACTATATCACCAATTATATCACACTGGGGATCAGCGTTCTTAACAGATGGCGGATTTGATACTGATCGCGGTTATATATTCTCATACGCATCAACTGGTAACGAAATTACTACAACAAGAAATACGGTGTTCATGCTTAGACTAGCACCTAGTGTATCTAACGCTATTGTTGGTGACTTAGGTGAACGTGAACTACTTAACAGAGCCCAATTGCTACTTGAAGGTGTTGAAGTTACATCAGATACAAGTACAGGCGGTATTGTTATTGAGGGTGTGTTAAACCCACAAAACTATCCACTTGATCCAGGTAACGTTGGTTGGGGCGGATTATCAGGACTAGCGGCAGGTGGCCAACCTAGCTTTGCACAGGTGGCGCCAGGTGGAGGTGTTACATGGAGTACAGGTGCTACACAGGTTGTTAGAAATGCAACTACAACTGGACAATTATCAGCGTCAGCTGATTCATTGTATAATAGAAGTAATACAAATTATCATTATTTCTCAACATCAGAATGGGATGGTTTAGATGATAACGTTACTAATGGTACAGAAATTATCGCAACAGGTAGTCCAAGTTCAGGCGCTTCAGACTTTCCAGCAGGAACAACTGTTTTAGATATTTACGAAGAAACTTGGTATAACAGGGTACGTATTAGAACTACACAAAGAAACTCAGGATACATTAGTGCCGGTGAATCTATTACATTTGGTGTTGGTGGTGATTTAACTTATACTAACTATTTGTACTTTACAAAAACAAGTTGGGAAACTACCCAAGCAGTTTCGGGTACAGAGGTAAGTGATTCTAAATTTCCGGCAGGTACTGCGGTATCAAATGTTCAAGGACCGTTGGAGTTTGGTGGAACAGAGTATTATAGAGTAACATTTTCACAAACATCACTTTCAACTGTGGCGGCTGGTGCCAATGTAGGGTTCTTATTTGGACAACCACCGTATGCACAGCCAGGTGAAACTGTATTTTCGTTTATTGCAAATCCAGGTGAACTTGCAAACTTAGACTTAACAGGATTGAAAGAATTAACGAATACTACATTAGGTGGACGAGGAACTTATCCTAACGGTCCTGATGTATTAGCAATTAATGTTTATAAGACGTCGGGTGCGGCAGTTAACGCAAACCTTATTCTAAGGTGGGGCGAAGCTCAAGCCTAAAAGTTAAAAGCAATTGTTGAACGTATTACACCTTCTTGGCTAGGTAATACTGTATGCTTTAAGTATGAAGGAAACATTAACATTCTTCCTTTAATAGGTTGGTATACACTTCCTTGCCAAGACCATATAGCATTAATATCATAATCTTGTGAATATTCAGTAAATGGATTAGGAGTTTTAAACATTAAACCTCCGGCGTGTTCGTTTGCTCTAACCCAGTATATTCCAGAAATACGTCCTATACCATGTTCATGTTCATTGTGATGATCGTTTTCAATATAATCTTGCACCCAATATTCGAATTCATTTAAATTATTTTTTATTTGTCTATTAATTGCTTTGTAATTACAACCTTCTTGATATAGGTCTTTACAGTCACGTATCTCACGCCATAACTCAGGAAGCTCTTTTGGTAAGTCTGCTATTATTTTTTCAGGTTCAAAATAATCTGTAGAGTGCGGAGCAGGGCCTTCACGAGAAGGCATCTTATCTAAATTTTTAACTACAACTTCTTCTACTTTATCAGCTACATCAGGTTGTACATCATGAATTAATAATCCTACAGGAAACAACGGTTCTATATGCATTAAATAACCTTTGCAGTAGTTTGTGAAGTTGCATCACTAATTGTCGGGTTAACACCAGTATCTTTATCCATGACTTGACTATCTCCAGGTATAACACGATAATTATCTTCAACTGAATCAGCTGTACTAACTTCAGTTATACTACCTGGTTCTATACATACTAATTGGTGTGGCATCATTGGTGGATTATGGTGAGTAGATCCTGCTACTAAATCCTTTTGAAAAAGCTGAGCAGTTAAAGTATCAATCCAAAGTAATTTAAATTTACCATCATTAATAAACCATGTCTCATCTTTTTCTTTATGAAAATGCATAGAAAACTTTGCTTCACGCTTTTCAAAAACTAAAATTTTGCCACAATATTTGTCAGTAGAAGCCCAGATTAATTCATACCCCCAACCTTTTTCTATTTTACCTTTTAATTGTGTCATAAAATAAATTCCTCTACTGTTCTAAATTTGTGTTCACCTATAGTATTACTTAACTTTTCTATGTTTGCTTGTGTATAATATTGGTATTGATTTTTTAAATTATCAGGTATTGGAATTTCAATAACTTCAGCTGACCACTTCTTAGCCATTAAATCTGCTATATGCTTGAATGATGTTGCTTTTCCTGTACCAATATTCCAAATATCTGTTGCATCAACTGTTAAAAACTTTTCCAAAATTTGACATACGTCTCCAACATGAATAAAATCTCTATAAATGTCGTCACTACCTTTAAATACTTTTATCTTTCCAGTAGTAATAGCTTCATTTTTAAACTTATGAAATACACTCATCTGGTCGCCTTTACTTTCTTCGCCAGGCCCATATACATTAAACAAGCGAAACCCTTGAACATTAACTCGGTATTGACTTACTGACAAAACAAATCTATCAAATAAGTATTTGCTCCAAGCATATGGTGACTGTGGAGCTACAGGTGAATTTTCCTTAAACTCTTTATTATTACCGTACATACTGGCACTAGAAGCATACATGAATGTTACGCCAGCCATGTCACATAATTCTAACATCTTAATACTAAATTCGTAATTTTGTTTTAATATTTTATCAACATCTTTTTCTGTTGTATCACTAATTGCTCCTAAATGAATCACTCTATCATAATCTTTTGGATCTGGAAAACGATTTTCACGATAATCATATCCTTCCACTATATGCTTTTTATGTACAAGGTATGGTGCTAAATTTTTACCTATAAATCCGTTACTTCCTGTAATTAAAATTCTCATATATTATCCGATTCTATTTTTATCCAACACATACTATCTTGACCTGTATTATGTGTATCTTCTTTTCTTATAGTTGTTAAGGAAAAACTATGCTCTTCAATAAACTGTTTATGTGCTAATAAAAAGTTAGGTATCTTGTTTTCATTTAACTTATTAACTAAAAGTTTTGTATAATAAAATCCCTCTTTATAATTATATAATCCGTCTATAAAAATAGACGCATAATCATCTATACTGTACAATGCCCATGACATTAATCTTTCAATAGTAGCAACCTCTCTATCAAAATCAGCAAATACACAATCAACCTTATTACGATCTCGCCACGTAAAGTCTATTTCTTTGTTTGACAAAATAAAATGATTTTGTATTCCGAATTTATGAGCCATAGAATTAATGTACTCTTGATATGACATATTACTTGCTCCATCATATTCTCTACCATTATCAAAGGTTATACACTTACCTTCTCCATTTTCTTTCATTGCAGATGCAACTGCAAAAGCAGTACAACCAAGTCCAGTTCCAAACTCTACAAAAGTTTTATATTTTTCCATTTTTGTTAATGCGTAAAAAAATAGTGAACTATCTTCAGTATTATATGCACTTCCAAATTGTTTTATGTAAGTTAATAAATCTTGGTTCATTATCTTGATACCCAATCTTCTGAATACTTACGATCAGCCTCTGTATATAAAAGATGTGCTAAATGTCCATCATAAACCGGCATAAAATTAAAATTTATAATAACTCGTCTATTAGAGTTAGTACACGAAGTACCGAAATGCTCCATATGAGATGGAAAAATAACTAACGTATTTTCTTCACCTTGAATTTTATCACCATCTTTAAATTCTGTATATCCATCAGTTGTATTAATATACAATATAGCAGTAAATGATCCAGGCAACAAAATATCATTATGCCAGCTTGATGTTTCTATTTCTTTTGTTTTAGTTCTTAAATTAGCTTTTATTCTAATTAATGAAGCTGGAATAAGATAATCAAGAACAGGTAAAAGAGAATTCCAAAGAAACGGGTCTGGAGCCATTTGACTATCCCAAACAAGATTTATAAATTGAAAATCTTTTGTATCTCCGTAATCACTGATTCCGTCATTATAAATCCAATGTATATCACCCATCCATATATCTTGTAATCTTCTAAAATCTTCTTCATTTAAAAAATGAGAAATAATTATTTTATTATTTTTAACTTTAAGATCCATTATTGTTTAATTTTCTTTATTAATTCTGTTGTTGAATGTCCTTCGACTTTTGGAAATATAATAACATTAGCTAGTTCATGTCCTACAGTTGTTTCAACAGTATAGTCACCACCTTTTACAATAACATCAGGGTTAACTTTCTTAATAGCATTTAATGGTGTATCATCATCAAATACTACAACTGCATCTACCCATGGTAATATTTGTAATTGTTCAAGTCGTTTATCTTGATCATTAATTGGTCTATCATCACCTTTTAATTTTTTAACACTAGTATCACTATTAATTCCAACAATTAATTTTTTACCTTGCTTTTTTGCAAACTTTAAAAGTTCCATATGACCCGTATGCAATATATCAAATACTCCATTAGTCCATACTATACCACGATTTAAATCTGCAGGTGTAACTGGAACTACACCACGCTTTTCTACGCTACGAGTGGCGGCATAACAAGCAAGTTCACAAGCATGAGGTATATCTATACCCTTATTAAATGCATGAACAATAACTGCTAAAACAATATCTCCAGCACCTGTAACATCTGCTACTTCTTTTGTATCTTCTTTAAAATAATTATATTCACCATCTGTATTTAAAACATGAATTCCATTAGCACCATCAGTTACGACTAACCAAGTCCAATAATGATCTCGCATATATTCTAATGCATTAGTTTTATTATATTTGCCATTCCATTTTTCATATTCTTTCATATTAGGTTTAACTAAAAATGCAGAATCATAAAATCGTGCGTCTTGTTTTGGATCAACAAATATTTTGGTATTAAAAACATCTGCTTTAACTATTAACTCATAAACAGTATCTTCAGTAACGCTTCCTTTATTGTAATCACTAATTATAACAATATCATTATCTTTGTAATTCGTTTTTAGTCGTTGCCACGCTTCATCTCCATGATGTGTTGTTTCTTTATCCCAACGTAAAAGATGTTGTCCTGTATTTCCTACTAATCTTGTTTTGGTTGTTGTAGTTTCAGAATCATTAGTTAAATTAACATCTATATTTGTATATGCTAATAGCTTAAGAATACGAAGACCTTCTTTATCCTTACCTATTGATCCATATAATTCTACATCATCATCAAGATGCTTTAAGTTAACTGCTAAATTGGCGGCTCCGCCTAAATTAAATTTTTGATGCTTTTCATTTAAAACTAAAACATCTGCTTCCGGCGATACTCTTTCAGCAGTCCCAATAATCCATCGATCAAGCATAATATCGCCATATACTTTAATCATTTTTTTCCATCAACGATACTAATTTAAATACTGTTTCTAATTTTGTTAAATTTGCTTTATTTTGTAATGTATTACGTAGCCCTTGATGTAATGGTTTGGGCCAATTATTAAAACTTACCCAAGCATATCCATTATGCTCTTCATTTAATTTTGGAATAAATTCATTTTTTACAACACAAAGATAGGTATGGAAATTAAATTTATCATCTCTACTAACAAATGTTTCTAAAGGAATAGACTTTACGAGTTCAGGAAGAGACCCGAGTTCTTCTTTTATTTCTCTTTGTAATGCTTGAAATGGAATTTCTTCACTTTCATTAGTACCACCAACAAGACCCCAAACGTTATTTTGTTTACTTTGGACTCTATGTAAAAATAAAAATCTTTGTGTATCTAATGTGTAAAAGAGAGCACCACTACATATTATATTAGCCATACTAATAATTATGCTAAAGTGCTAGTCGCCAAGTGCCTTCCCGGTATTCACCTTCGAAGCTTAATGTCCATGCTGTACCGTCCCATTTATATTGGATACCGGTATTAAGGTTGGTTGTATATTTGATATCTACAGTTGAATCAGATCCATCATTATCACTAGCATTGAATACTATAGTCCAAGCATTATTATCCCATTCAATTATATCATTTACTGACGCAAGTAAATCGTTACCATTAATATCTTTCCAAGCATCTGCACCATCTACATTAGTCTCAGCTCCAATATCACCTAGTAATAAAATTCTAGTACCACTTGCTTTAATATCTGTAGGATTAGTTCTTGTTGGGTCAATTATATAATCAATAGTTCCTTTAGTAACTGCTGGTCCGTCAAATATAGAGTTAGTTGGAATTGTATCTGTATCCCAGTTTACAATAAGTTGTGTTTCATCTAATTCATTAAGTGCAATAGTTCCTATAACACTTCCTAAATCTAATCTGCTTAAATAGATTTTACTTAATCCTGCTATATATTGACCTGGTAATGCATCTAAAACTGTACGCCAATTAATTTCACCCGCAATACCTTTATCACCTAGTACAACAATATTATTAGTTACTATTGCATCATAATCTTTATACGTAGTAATTGCTAACGACACAGCATCAGTTCGTTCAGATGTTCCATCATTAGGATCACCTTTAACATCTTGTGCTGGTGAATCATCATATCTTACAAGTTCAGGTGTTGCTGAACCTAAGTCAATTGTACCTTTAGTTTCATCAAAAATACTCATTACAACACTTGTTATAACTCCTAGCTTTTTAACTTTAGCTGGAGGTGATAACCAAATAGGTGTTTCAAATGTTAATTGTGCGACATCAATTTCACTTTCTGTACCAATAGGAATACTTCTAGTAGAAAATGTAATGTTTTCTAAATGTACTACACTTAAACTTGTCCAATCAACATAGTTATCAGTTGTTTGAATTTCTAAACTTGGATTAAACAATGTTAATATTTGTTCTACTATTTGTAATTTTTGTTCTGTATTAGTTGACCAAATATCTACATTAACACCTAAATTAAACGGAGTAGGCATTAAACGTTCTACTGTATAATTTTGTCCTTGCGTATTTAAATATTCATTATTTTCACTATCAAATGCACGTTCTCTTAAATGAATTTTACCTACATACGTTGCATCGGCTGTTCTTGTTCTGTCCATAGCCAATGCTTGAATATAAACTGATATCCGCGGAGCACTAGGTATTTTGTTTTCACTATTATCACGTATAATATGACCAACCTGGCGAGTAATGTCACCATACATTACAGGTATTTGTGTTAAATTACCTTTACCATCTTTATAAGAAAAGTTACTAAACAACCTTATAAGTTGTGTAATGTAACGTCTTATTTGTCCATCATAAAAATGTTGCATTAGTTATCTGCCTTTGGTTTAATTGCTTTAGACAAAGGTTGACGTTGTTGAACTGTTTCGCCAGCTATTTGTGATGTTACAGTATTATTAATAAATCCAGTTTTTTGTGTAGCTCTTGTATCTGTATTAGTTAGTGTCATACGTACTGCATCTTCCATTTTAATCCACCTTGTTCCATCATACCTAAATAATCTATTAGGTAAGAAATCTGTTCTTAAGAAATAATCGCCTTTAATAGTAGTAGTTGGAAATCCTAAACCATGACCGAACGCTTCTCCATTGGGTGCTATTCCATCACCTAATAAGTAACCTTCATAACCAAGTCGTTCAGGTGTTTGGTTAACTCTATCTGCTAACAATCCTGCCTGTGAAGCATCTAATGTATCAATGTCTGTTGTAACAAGTTCAGGTTTACCTTCTTTATCAACTTGTAATGTATATAATTGTTGTGTTTCATATCCTGACTTAGGTGCATCGGCTTCTGCTTGAGCAACAACTGCCTCATTAATTTGCATTTCTTGTTCATACGTAGATAACACATCACGTAATGTATTAGCTGAACCTTCTTCTGCTGGTAAGTCAAGTATTTCTTTAAACTCTTGGCTGTCTACTATTTGTTTTAGTTTAGCACGATATAAATGTGGATACCAAGTTTGACTAAATCCTTCTGCCGCTCTATTAACATCTTCAACTACATAATATCGTTTTAATGCAACTTGGAAATCATTAAGTGCATGAGGATCTTTTAAGTGAGGTAATTCTATTACATCACCTGACATAAGTTTTCTACCTAATGTTTTTACACTATTATTAATATGTATAGTCATAAACAATGTATCATTTTGTAGGAATAATCCAAATTGACTCATATCAAAGTCAATATCTTGCACATTATAAATTCCTCTAATCTGATAAATGTCAGGATCATACTTTCTATCCCTATTTTCAAGGAATAGCATATCTTGAATATTTGTTTCTTTTACAGCATTGTATCGTGGTTTATCAGCCGTAGCATCTGCTTCATCAGGATTATGTGGGCCTAAATATTTGTGAACAAATACGTCAGTTCCACCCACTTGGAACATTTCGCCGATATGTCTGTCTAGGAAGACATAATCATTACCGCGTTCAGGTTTATATAGTGTTAGTTTAGGCATCGTAACAGTATTTATTCGATGCCGCCTTACGATAAATACATATGGAGAGCATACAATATGAGCGAATTAGCTACACAAAAGCAAGAAGTATTTGATTATGTAAACCTATCCTTAGGTGGGGGCATGGTTGATGTTGAGCTAGATCCAGCTCATTATGAAGAAGCCCTTAAAAAAGCACTTGCTAAATTTAGACAACGATCTGATAATTCTGTTGAAGAATCGTATTTGTTCTTACCTACAGTAATCGACCAGAATACTTATATTCTACCACAAGAAGTTGTTGAAGTTAGACGTATACATAGACGTTCAATAGGATCACGTACTGGTGGTGGAGATGGTGGTACATTATTCGAACCATTTAATTTAGCATATACAAATACCTACCTATTAGCAAGTACAAATATGGGTGGGTTATCTACATATGAATTGTTCTCACAATACCAAGAACTTGTTGGAAGAATGTTTGGTAGTTTTATTGAATTTAAATGGAATACTACAACTAAAGAATTAGTAATATTACAACGCCCTAGAGCCCAAGAAGAATTACTATTATATGCTTATAACCATCGTCCAGATAGTGAATTATTAAAAGATTATTTGGCTACACAATGGTTAAAAGACTATACACTCGCTACTTGTAAATATATGCTTGGTGAAGCACGAAGCAAATTTGCCACAGTAGCTGGTCCACAAGGTGGTACATCACTTAATGGTGATGCTCTAAAAGCCGAAGCTATTGCCGAAATCCAAGCACTTGACGACGAACTTAAAACACAAGTCGCAGGTGGCCAAGGATACGGCTTCTCAATTGGTTAAAATCAACTCTTGACATTTACATAAATTTCCCGTATAATATAAACATTATATGAGGAATAATCAAATGGTAATTGGAATCTGTGGACTTATTGGTTCAGGCAAAGATACAATAGCAGATTATTTAATTAACGAGCATAACTTCCAAAAAATCTCATTTGCAGATAAGCTAAAAGATAGCGTAGCGGCAATGTTTGATTGGGACCGTGAACTACTTGATGGTAAAACTATTGAAAGCAGAGTTTGGCGTGAACAAGTAGATACATACTGGACTAATGAGATAGGGCGTGAAATCACACCAAGACTAGTATTACAACTGTTTGGTACAGAGTGTATGCGTAACGGATTTTATGATGGTATATGGGTTAGCTTAACTAAGAAGAAAATCCTAGATAATCCAGATCTTAACTATGTTATTCCAGATACACGTTTTCCAAATGAAGCTAAAATGTTATATGAAATTAATGGTGAAGTTTGGCGTGTGAAACGTGGTCAAGATCCTGCTTGGTTTAGTGAATATCGAGAATTAGGTGTTGAACCTATTGACCAGCACCCTAGTGAATGGGCTTGGGCACAAACTAAATTTAAACATAT